TAATACAGGAGGCAGTGGAAACACTCCTCCAACAAGTCCCCCACAAGGAAATAATGGTGGAGCTACAAGTGCTAACCCTAATGCTGGTTATGGAGCTGGCGGTGGAGGAGCTGGAGCAGCAGGAGCTAACACTTCAGGATCTGCAACTGCAGGTGGAGCAGGTTCTCCAAGCCCTTTAAATTGTACAACATACGCTGGTGGCGGTGGCGGAGGATCTACAGGATCTGCTGGCTCTGGTGGCTCTGGTGGTGGCGGTAATGGTGGTTCTCAAGGAGCTGGAAGTGCAGGTAGTGCAAATACTGGTGGAGGTGGCGGAGGAAGTGGTAGAACTCCAGGAACAGCCAATAATCCATCAGGAGCAGGTGGTTCCGGTATAGTTGTTGTAAAAGAACCTGCTATTCCAAAAGGAGCACCTGGTGTTTGGAATTTAAATGAAGTTTATGATTATGTAAAAGAAGGAGAATGGAGTTTTTAATAAAAATTGACTATTTAAAACAAATAATTTAATATATTAAAGGAAAAAAATATGGCACACTTTGCAGAATTAGAATCAAAAACAGACCCAACAGGCTTTACATCTGATACACATTTAGTTGTAAAAAGAGTAGTTGTAGTTGGAAATGATATAGAAGCTAATGGTGGTACATTAGAAGATAATGACATGCATGTTGATGGTGAAACATGGTGTGTAAATTTTTTTGGTGGTGGAACTTGGAAACAAACATCATATAATAATAATTTTAGAAAACAATATGCAGGTATAGGTCATGTTTATAATGCATCAAAAAATAAATTTTTAACACCTCAACCTTATAATTCATGGGCTTTAAATGGTAGTGATGATTGGAAAGCACCAGTCACTTATCCAGCTGGAGATCAATCAGCTTATTCAATAAGTTGGGATGAAGATAATTTAAGATGGTTAGGAACTAAAAAATCAGACAATTCAAATTACAGATGGGACGCGGATAATACTCAATGGGTATCCGTGTAAGGGTACTCTATGACTAGATCAAATGGCGGTATAATCGGTAAAACGAATTTATCTTCTTTTGGTAAAGATACAGTTACGTCTAGAACATCTACCGGAGCAGTCACTACACAACCAGGAACTAGAATGGTAAGAACTTTAGTTGTTGCTGGTGGCGGTGGTGGTGGAGTTAATGGTGGCGGTGGAGCTGGGGGTGGTGGTTTTAGAGATATTTCTAATATAGCAGTTTCTGGTAATACACCTTATACAATGACAGTTGGTGGAGGTGGTAATTCATGTTATCCAACATCATCTAGTGGAAGTAATTCTGTAGCTGCATTTCCATCTAATCCAATAACTTCCGCAGGTGGAGGTAGAGGAGCTGGTGGTGATGCACCTGCACCTCATCAAGCTGGTGGATCAGGCGGTGGAGCAAGTGGACATCCTGCTGGATGTAAAACAGCAGCAGCAGGAAATACACCTCCTACAGACCCACCTCAAGGAAATCCAGGTGGAACATCTGTGCCAGGTGGTACACCTGCAGGTGGAGGTGGTGGAGCTGGAGCTGCTGGCGCTAATGGAGGTCCTCATCCTGGAGCTTCAGGAGCAGGTGGTGCAGGATCAGCTAGTGATATAACAGGATCATGTGTAACTTATGCTGGTGGTGGCGGAGGTGGAGATTTTTATTGTGCAGCTGGAGCTGGTGGATCAGGTGGCGGAGGTGCTGGTGGCACAGGGCCTAATGGTGCTGCAACTGCAGGAAGTAATAACACTGGTGGTGGTGGCGGTGGAGAAGGATCAGCTACTCAAAAAGCTGGTAATGGTGGACCAGGAATAGTAGTTGTAAAAGAATTAACTAAAGCAAGTGGTGTATGGAATTTAAAAACTCAATTTGCTGCTTTGACAGCTGGAGCATGTGGTGCAACAACATGGCCTTATCTTATTCATTACGATGTAGATTATATGGTTATTGCTGGTGGTGGTTCTGCTGGTGCAAAAAGAGGCGGCGGTGGTGGTGGCGGAGGTTTTAGAGAATCAGGTGGAACAGCCACAGGATGTTATACAGTTTCTCCACTTGGCTCAAGTGTATCTCCATTAAATATTGCAGTTGGTTGTCATTCAATTACAGTCGGAGCTGGTGGTGCTCAAACAAATGATGACGCAAGTAATAATGGTTCTAATTCAGTTTTTGATAGCATTACAGCTACTGGTGGTGGTGGCGGTGGTGGTTGTGGATCACAAAGTCCCGGTCAAGCTGGAGGTTCTGGTGGTGGTGGTGGAAATGGTGATGATTCAGCATTTCCAGGAGGAGCAGGAAATACTCCTCCAGTAAGTCCTTCCCAAGGTAATGCAGGTGGTGATGGAAGAAGAAGATCTGGTGGTGGCGGTGGTGGAGCCGGAGCTGCTGGTCAAGACGCACCAAGTTCTCCTTCAAGTCCTTCTCCTACAGGACCCGCTGGAAAAGGTGGAGATGGTGGAGCAGGTGCAGGAACAGCAATTAATCCAGCCTCTCCTATTGGAACTCCAGGACCATGTGGTTCTTTAAGATACTTTGCTGGTGGTGGCGGTGGTGGAGCTCAATACGTTGCAGCAGGTAGTGGTGCAAATGGTGGAGGTAATGGTAGTCAAGGACAAGGTGGAAGTTCTAATAATACAGCAGGTACAGCTAATACTGGTGGTGGCGGTGGTGGTGACCATGATCAAAACCCAGCTGTTGGAAAAGCTGGAGGTAGTGGTATTGTAATTGTAAGAGTACCTTCTGCTGCGACAATAGCAGTTTCTCCTGGTTGTAATTCAACATCTTCTGTTCCAGGTGGTCAAAAAATTGCAACATTTAAAGTTTCTGGAACATTGACTTTAAGTTAATAATAAAATATATTATTTTTTGTGGTACAAGAAAGTCTATGAATTTAACTAATTATTATTGGTATTTTAAATCAGCAATTCCTTTAAGAATTTGCGACGATATTGTTCGTTATGGAAAACAATTACAAGATCAAATTGCTGTTACTGGTGGATATAATCCTAAAAAATTAAATAATAAACAAATTAAAGATTTAAAAAAGAAAAGAGATTCAAGTGTTGTTTGGATGGATGATCGTTGGATTTATAAAGAAATACATCCTTACATTCAACAAGCAAATCAAAATGCTGGTTGGAATTTTCAATGGGATTTTTCTGAATCTTGTCAATTTACTAAATATAATAAAGGACAATATTATGATTGGCACTCTGATAGTTGGAATCAACCTTATAATAAACCAAATGATTCTAATTCAAATGGTAAAATAAGAAAATTATCTGTAACTGTTTCTTTATCAGAGGGTAAGAAAGATTATACAGGAGGAGAATTAGAATTTGATTATAGAAATTTAGATCCTGATAAACCTAGAAAACCTGTTAAATGTAAAGAAATATTACCAAAAGGATCTTTAGTTGTGTTTCCATCAAATGTTTGGCACAGAGTGTGTCCAGTTAAAAAAGGATCAAGATATAGTTTAGTAATATGGAATTTAGGATGGCCTTTTAAATGAAAAAAGAAAAAATATTTCCTAAAGAACTAGCAAGAGAAGATTATTTTAAATGCCCTATTTGGTTTGCAGATGAACCTGCGTTTGTAAATAAGTTAAACAAAGCATCTGATAAATATATTAAACAATCTAAAAAAAATTTAGAAAAAGATATTAATAAAAGAAATAAAAAATTTGGTAATAAAGGAGACATGGGCAATGTATTTCATTCTACTAGTTTAATAGGAGATCCTAATTTTTTAGAATTACAAAATTATGTAGGAGCAACATCTCATAACTTATTATTAGAAATGGGTTTTGATTTAACTAATTATCAAATATTTATTACAGAAATGTGGGTGCAAGAATTTGCTAAAAACGGAGGTGGACACCACACTTTACACACTCATTGGAATGGACATATGTCTGGTTTTTATTTTTTAAAAGCTAGTGAAAAAACTTCAAGACCTATATTTGAAGATGCAAGACCAGGTAATCTAATGAATCTTTTACCTGAAAAAGATACAAGTAAAATAACTTATGCAAGCCATCAAATAAACTATGATGTAAAACCAGGTAGAGTAATGTTCTTTCCTTCTTATATGCCACATCAATATGTGGTAGATATGGGATATGAACCGTTTAGATTTATACATTGGAATTGTCAAGCAATTCCAAAAGGAGTATTAGGTGCAAAATAA